TCACATTGATACTCGATTAGCTATCCAGCCATAGAAAAATTGTTCCTGCTTTGGATTACGCTCACAGATTTCAATGTAACGCTGCCCCTGCATAATATTTAACACGCGCACTAAGACCTTTTCGCCTTCTTTGCCACGTTTGGCCAAGTAAGTTTTTAAAGCTCCTAAAGTGTTAGAACCATAAACGCCATCAACCACAAGATCAGGAAAACCAGCTTTACCTTGATTATTCAGCAAGTTCAATGCACGTTGTAAAAGAGGTTTTGCAAATCCAGTACCACAATTAACACCGGTATCTAAAAGCTCTTCAGCGACCGCAGAAGAAATCACATTCACCTGGTCAAATCGTGGAGCCGTCCAGTACTGCTTTTTATAAATTGCTTTGGCCACATCTAAAGGCAAATCTTTCATATTGCCCTTAAAACCATTTTTACGCGCTACAGATTCAGTAATGCCGTATTTGGTGGCTCCCCCTCGATCTGCTGGGTTATTTACATATCCACCTTCACGTTTAATTAACTCATCAAGATATTGTTCAATATTCATCTCAGTTTCCTTTAGATACAAAAAACCGCCCGAAGGCGGCATTAGCTGTTTTCAATGTCTTTTCTGGCTTTCTTAAACTCTTTGATTACTTCAACGATCGTTTTACCTTCCTGTTTATCTATAAAATTAAAGATCCAACGGACTAAAGCCCAACCGGGTAAACCACAAACAAAGAAGAACCCACCTAGAGCAATCATCCCCCATACATCAGTAACCCATTCATGAAGTCCCCACTTCACAATAATGAATGAGCCGCCAGCAAGGCTTGATACAACAGTACAGATCAAACCAACTGCCCACTCTTGTGGTGAGCGAGGCATACGTGTCATCAATACAACTGCTGCCACTAAAGCGACCGCTAAAGTCACCATAATTGCTGCACCATAAAATTTTAAAATTGCTGTTAAACCGCTTGTGGAAACTGGTTCCATAAATCTCTCCAGATATTTTTAGACAATAAAAAAGCACCCCAATTGGGTGCTCATAGTTCTTTTAAGGTTTAAAGGGTTTGTAAGATTTTCCCTCCGTTAATCAATTGAGTTGTTAGAGGTGCCACCCCAACAATTGCAGGTCCACCCGGCCCCGGCTGGCCTTCCGTCGTTCCATGGTATTGCCAATTCCATGTTCCACCATTGGTAGACTTGGTACCACGTTCGCCCCATCCACCGCCATCACCCGATAATGGAGATCCATAACGGTCATTTTGGGTTCGGTAACCTTTACCGGGCACCGAAGCTTCAGCATCAGTGATTTTCATAACCAATAAATAACTCTCCAGATAGAGGCGATAATCTTGTGAGTCATTTGAAATCGGCTGTCCAGTCATTACCCGACCAAATGGTGCTCCAGCACCACCGGGAATTCCCTGAACCCCATAAGATGATCCAGTGTAAATACCACTTGGTGTTGCTCCACCACCTGAGCCGCCTCGAGCTAACGTCCCTCCATCGATAATCAGGTTTAGTTTGCTGTGCCGGTTCAACAAACCGGGTGCTCCCTGAAACCCATCACGGCGGGTTTTGGTAAAATTGAAGTCAGAATCTTTTTCCCAATCTCCGTAAGCTAGATGTGGCAACCCGCCATCACCACCACGTCCAACAACTGAGCCTTTAATCGTTAGATTCACCACCAGATCAGGTGGGAACTCCCCTGTATCTATCGCTGGTAATTCTGAGGCAGCTGGAACGATATACTCTCGTTTTGCAGGACTAGAGTTATAGTCGAATTTATAGACAAATCTGGTTTCCGGTCGATATGAACTTGAGCTTGAAACCAGCGCCCCTGCTTCAACTACAAAACTGATTTCGCCAGTCGTTGGTAAATCACCTCTTTGCATTTGATATAAACGTGCGAGATTAATATCAAGCTGGTCATATCGAATGTAGATCGGTGAATCATCAACCGGTACATCAATAAAATCCTTGTCATTGAGGTAATAGCGCTCATCATAGTTAATTGCCGTAATGGTATTTGAGAACTGGTCAACTGGTTCTCTTTTCGCTACCAGGTAAGGCAATGAGCCTTTGGTATCGTCATTAACTACCGTGTAGATAGTATTCACAAAGTCATCGGGACTAAGCTTTAAGGCCCCGTTCGGTAAACGGTCTAAAACCACCTTGTTCTTGGCTGAACCCGGTGTAATAGGAATTAGGTCCACGGTACCATCCCCCATTTGCAGATAGATCACATAGCTCTTGCCTGCAATGAAATCTACATCATGGCTTAGGGTGAGAATTAAACCTTCTTGCTGTACCACTTCCCCGCTTTGATGAATACCATTGCGATAATCTGCTACGGCAATACGGTCACGTAAAACCAGTAATTCTGACTCAGGTGCCGCATCAAAGGTAATGGATTTGCGCTGGAACCGAAGCTTGTTCCAAAGCCGGTACGCATTGAAATGCGCTTGCCACTTGTTTCGAACACCAACAGATTTCACTTCTTTAGGGTTTTTGGCTCCTTTATCCGGTAAATAGATATTGATACGGCTATCGTCGGTCGGATCCGTGTATTCATAGATCAGTCCGTCGTAGTCATCCATCACTCCAAAGGTCAGGTCATGCTTGTAACTATCCGGAATGATATTCCTGAAGTTAAACAGCATTACCGAGTTATCAGTTGGCCGTTCAAAATAAAGCTTGAGCTTATTGTTTTGCCGATATGCGGTACAAAACACCGCATCACAAAGATTGGTAACCAGCTCTTCAAAAGATAGATTCGTATCATCAATGGTAGTACAGAACTCAGCCGCTAGCGGCGTACCAAAATAATCAACTACATCATTATAGGTCCGATAGATGTTTTCAAGATCAATCTCATCGATCGAACGGCGGCCAATCTTGTCATCGAGTGCCATAGATACCAAAGCATCAGCAAAGCTAGACGTTGGATATAGCTCTGTTGTCATTGCCCCGTTTTTATAAGTCGGCAACATTCGCTGAAGATCAAAATTGATCTTGCGGGATTTAACTGACAATGCTCCAGTCGTTGCATATGTACGTGCACGGAAAACCGTTTCATGCTCATACGTTGTGCTTTGTAATGGATATGCACCATATAGTGCTTGCCACTTCACATCATCTACTACCGTTGTAACCGCCGGTGTTGGTGTTAAACGGCGTGCGCGGACACTACAGCGACCTTGAAATGTCACCATATCCAGCGTTGCACCAACTGTCTGACGTGACTTTGCTGAACCCTTTAGGATGATCTGCTTCAGCATTGGATTGCCAATGGCTGCACCCGATTCATTTACCGGCGTTACTTCTACTTCAATCGTGACGTTTACAGCTCCCTGATTTCCACCTGAAGAAACGGTATAAAGTCCATTGGTGGCCACAAAATTACACAGCACCCGACTTCGTTCGACATTGTCTAGAATGAATGGCCCAATCCACTTCTCTCCAATAGATGAAAGCTTTGGAGATAAAGCACTAGTTTGCTGATTTGATAATTCCCTTAGCTTTAACCAATTTGGATTAACTGCTGCTGGATTAGATAAAGCCATCCGATCATCAGCTACCGATAAAACGCTGTAAGTGCCGTTTAAATCATAAGTCTGGCCATTAAACGTGAATGAGGCATTGGTGATTTCTACCCGGTCATTACTTACAAACTTAGTGGTTAAATCAGTATTGTTTGCAGATGCTCGCAGGATCTCGTTTGGATATGCAAAATGAAGGTAGTTCGCACCTTCTAAAGACTGTGTATCTGCTGGACGGAGAACTTGGCCATTAACAGAGGTTTGATGCTGAACCGTTAAGGGTGGAGTTGTAATTTCGGTACCAAGCGAGAAATATGGCTCACCCGAGACAATATCGACACCTGGTCGATAGACTTCTACCGATGCACCAGCAATATCGACAATATTGGTTTCACCGTCATATGCACCGTTAATTTTATAGTGACCACGACCAATACAACCGACAACGTGTTCAACTTCAACGTTATTTTCATAAACTTTGTAAGGCACTGCGATTAGGTCGGGTGTGTTCCACCCGGCTCCATAGTTATCAGCAATCCGGCCATTTACACGAGTTTTATTTTCACGATTGGATAATTCGTTA